AGGATGTTTTACTGATACATGTTTACCATTAACATACATTCTGTTGGGGTTGCTTTTTGTATTGTTGTTTTTACTACACTTAATACATTGTGTTCTATTCACACTTCTCCATGATAAAGACCAATTAGTATCTGTTAGTTTCACACCACACGTGTTACAATTTTCTTTAATGTGTTTCACTCCAGTCATCTCCTATTTTGTATTCGGCATCTAGAGGACACCGAAGATTATAATATTCACCTGCTTCTTTAATGGCTTCTACACCAAGCTGACCAAAGTATTCAGCGTGTGCCTTATGCACTTCTACTTGCCATTCATCGTGTATGTTAGCAACAAACTTAAAATCTAGGTTTCTTGCGCTGGCTTTATCGTTCAATATAATTAATGCTTTCTTCATAACAACAGCACCACCACCTTGAAGTAAACTGTTTAAAGAGGCGTGTATGTGTCTTATAAATATTCGTCTTCCGTCAAGTCCTCTGATGTAACCTTTCGTTGCTGTTTTCGTAACAGTATCTCGAAGTCTTTTAAGTGAAGGCTGATTAGCAAAGAAATGTTTTCTAATGCGCTTGCCATCTGCTTCGCTTCCTCCAACCACTTCTCCGAGTCTTTTATTAGCCGCCCCGTAGATGAGTGCATATATGAATGTCTTTGCCTGATCTCTTGATTGAAGCTGTGCAATTTTTTGATTATAGGTGTGTATGTCTCCATTAATGATCTCATTTGTAAAGTCCTCGTCTTTCATGTAGTGAGCAAGCATTCTTAACTCAAGACTACTTGCATCAATACCTATTAGTTTATATCCTTCTGGCGTAATCCAACACTTTCTGCATTCCTCACCATAAGGACTCTTAATCGATGGAACTTGTGCCATATTAGGCGCTCTATGGCTCATGCGGCCTGTAATTGTTCCGTTGGCTATTACAAACCCATGAACTCTTCCATCGTCTTCAACTGCTTCTATCCAGGACTTGACCTGTGCAACTCTTTTTTGCAAGAGTAGATACTCTGCTATGAGTTGAGCTTCGGGTATGTGCGTAATTTTTTTTAAGATCTTCTCATCAATTTTAGGTTGTCCTGTAGGTGTGAAGTGTTTTGGTTTCCATCCAAAGTCTTGTAAATATTCTCCTATCTGTTTTCTTGAGCCTAGATTAAACTCTTGATACTTCTTTCGCATGAATGTTCTAGGTTTAGGAACTTCAAAGTCTTCTTCCTGTATTCCGTTCACACCTTTTTGAAGAATAATTTCAAGAAATACACGATCATATTCTTCCTTTGTTAATCCACGTTTAGATAATGATCCATCTTTCTTAACATAAGGAGTTACTAATTTATCATCTATCCATTTAGGTTTAAATACTTTATGAACTTCTTCTTCTGCTGTTTGCATCCTCTCTCTTAAATCAGCAAACAACATTTCTGCCTTGTATTCGTCAAACAAAAAACCATTGTTTTCTTGTTGTTTTAATAACTTAGATATTTCTTGCTCAAGCTGAACGCTCTCTTTTGAAAAACCTTTAGCTTCTTTTCTTAATCTACGAAGAACTGCTGTATTTATCTGAACATCTCGCAAGCAACGCTCCAACATCTTAGGAGAATAAACTTTAAATTCTTCAGACTCAAGACTAACTTTACGATACTTGACTCTGTATCCCCACATTTCTAAGCTGTGTCCACCCTCACGAGAAGGATTAAGTAAGCGAGACATGACAAGGGTATCAACTAAAGTTTTATCGCTTAGATCTATTCCACAAAGGTCTTTTATAACAGGGATGTCAAAGCCTAAGATATTGTGGCCTACTAATGTGTCTGCTTTTTGAAGTAACCCAAGACCTGACTCTAGCTGTTGAGGAGCAAACTTATGAATTTTACCAGAGTCAGTGTCTTGAGCAACCATACAGTGAATTTTTGTTGGAGTTAAACTATCTGTTTCTATATCAAAAACTAATTCCATTCTAATACCTCTGAGGAAGCCTCTTCTTCAAACGAGTCAAACACAGGCTCACTTAACCTACCTGTTTCTTTATTATAAAAAAGTTTTGTAGCATAACCTACATCTCCTGTGTATCTAGATTTCAACACTCTTAATACTGTGGTGTTAGCCTCTTCTGGATCGTCTGCTTGTTGGTTTCTTTCCAGCGCTATAACAGAGTCACTTAGTTGTGCTATTGATTGACTGCCTCTGAGGTGAGAAAGATTAACTTGTATTCCGTTCTCGTGTCCTTTGTTGCCTTCAACCCTTCTTAAATGAGAAACCAGAATTAAGCCTGCGCTTGTTTCTTCTACTATAGATCTTAATCTAGTCATAATCGCATCTATTCCTCTACGTTCATCACCCATATGGATAGCGCTTACAAGCATATGTAAATGGTCCATAATTATCCACTTACAATTACAACCAATAATCATAAACCTGAGTTTAGAGAAAATTTCTTCTATGTCGTTTGTTCCAAAATGTGCATGAACCCATAGTTTATTTTTATCTTCTTCATCGGTCAGTATATCAAAGAAGCCATCTAATTCTTCTTTAGAATATTCTTCTCTTACTTGGTCTATATATAGTCTCGCGTTAGCTTCTATAGATAAGATACCATCTACTGTTCTTCTCCAATCTTCTTCTAAAGATATAACACCTACATTATCACCTGTTTCTTTAAGCAACCAATGCTCTAACTCACGAGTAACGCTAGACTTACCTAAACCTGTGCCTCCTGTTAGCGTTACAAGTTCTCCTTGTCTTAAACCATAAAGCTTTCTGTTAAGTCCTGTAAAAGGATAAGGAACACTCTTCTTCTTTTCTCGTTCATGAAAGGCGCTTCTCCTTTCAGAGATATTCATTACTCCAGCAGGAGTGTAGGTCTTTGCTTTCCAGAAACAATCAGTAAATTTCTTATGTTTGTTCTCTTTGAGCATATCGTTGGCATCTTTGAAGCCGTCAGGTAAAGACATAATTTTTGCCTTTCCTGGTTTTAAAAGTCTTGCGGCTTTCTTAGCCGCTTCCTTACCTTGCTTATCATTATCAAAGCAGATAACAACATTATCAAACTGTTCTAGAAACTCTAGGCTATTCTTTATGTCTCGTTCTGCATTACCTGCACCATCTTTTATAGAAACACAGGCCCACTTCGATCCTGTTAGTTGATAAGCGGCCATTGCATCGCACTCACCTTCGGTGATAGTAATGTATTTCCCACTCTTGAATAATTGCTCACCAAACAAACGAGACTCTGAATGGTTTCCTTCCCAATAAAATTCTTTATCTTTAACTTTCCTTTTTTTCGTAGCGACCTTATCACCATTGTCATTATAATAAGGATACGAATGTTCGGAAATTGAACCATCCAGAGAAGAGAAAACTAGCTTAACTCCGTATTCTCTTGCTGTTTTCTCAGATATTTTTCTGTCTGATAAAGGAGAATAAATAGATGTAGAATCACTATTCAACTTAGCCTTCGATGTTGAAAGCTCAGTAATCTGATTAGCGCTTGGATTAGCCATATATTTTTTGTAATCTTTTATTCTTGTTTTGCAACTAAAACACCAAGCAGAGCCGTCTGGATTAACACCAAGACATTTTTTATGATTACAAATAGGACAAGTCTTGTGTGTTTCTTTAAAGCCTACATCCTTATTATCGTATTGTTGTTTTTGCAATTTGCGTTTGCTCCTTGAAAGAAAGTTATGTTAAAACAGACCTACCACCCTACCGAAGTTTACCGACCACCCTAGCCATAGGCACTCCTTACCTTTTAGGCTTCACCAGAAGAAAGCATAATAAGAACGCAAAAGAATATCGCTATTGCTTATTATTTTTAGCTTTCAATCCTTGATGAACCATAATTTTGAAAGGAGTTAACTTTCTTCATCTTCAGGAGGAAAGGCATCAGTCTCTTCGATGTCATCCGCAAGATCAGATCCCTCGTTATTGACAATACTCACAAGTTTATTTTCAAAAAATACTTTACTTGCTCTAATTTCGTCTAGATCTAAAGCAGTATTTTCTAAAGTTACAACTGTGTTTGCCTCTTTTTGTGTTAATCTGTGGAGTCTCAGAAATACCGCTTTACCCTCTTCAGGTAACTCATCGATTGTCCAATCAACACCATCAATAGTGACATAAGGTGGTTTTTTTTCTACTTGTTCTTGAATTTCTTCAGCCATTAGAACTCCTCCCCATCAGCAGGTCCACTTCCTTCATACTCAATCAAGTTTAAAACTTGAACTGCTTGTAGTTCCATGAACTTACCATAGTTATTTGTATAGGGCCTGAATTGAACAACAACATCTGAACCATTACCAACGATAGCATCCAAAGGATCTTTATCTGCATCCATTAATTTAGGAGCATCATTAACCATTGTGTTACCTTCGCTATCTGTCCATTCAACAGTTCGCTTCATTGTTAAAGTTTTTTCACCCTCGTCTGTAACACCTATTCTGAAGCCGTCTTGTTCAAACTGTGTTGCAGTTTCGTCATCGACAATCAGAGTAATCGTATACTTCGGAGGAGGAAACCTCGTTTGTGGGGTAGTGATGTTGGCCCACAGTGCTTTTCCACTTACTAAAGACATATATATTTACCTCGCTTATGCTTTATTATTATTATTATTAAATCAAAAAAAAAGAGAAAAGGCATTGTTCATAGGATGTTTATACTCATCCCCCTAGGAATAATTTTCATCGGTTTTCTCTGGATCGCCTGTCGTTAATTCTGTCGGCATTTAACTTCCGAACCTTTTCAATTTTAAATACATAGGCCCAATTATAGCATAAATCAGCTAAGAATGATAGTTTTTTTTTAAAAAAATTACCAGCTCCGCTGGCCTCATTCTTTGGGATAGGGTTGTGTTTCATATCTTACTAAATTTTCTAAATGTTTTCTTTCTGTTTTACTTGCAATAATTTTTAAGTATCTATGCTTTCTTGGCCTTTGCACCAAGACAGTTCTATCCTTTATGTTTTCTACATCTGTTGAAATCATATGCCTTCCATGTTTTGTCTTAGATCCATCAACAAAAATCCTATCTGTGCGCTTTGCCGACAAACCTAGATAGGTCCAATTAGTAGCTTGATAAACATAACCAACATGATTTTTAGATGTGTCTGCATAAGAAATAACAACACTTGGTTTAGGTAACATTTTTAAACTGTTAGCAATTAGAAAACTAGCCTCGTTTTTTTCATTGTTTTTTAAAACTAATCTATTTAACTCTAAAACTTTTTTTGAATGGTCTGCTCCACATATACCATCACAAACTCTTGGTGATGCAGGAGAGCCATAAGTAACACAACCAATAAGGTTTTTTTCTTTGTCAAATAGGCCAAAAGCAAACGATATTGAAGGCATTCTTTTAGCATAATGAATGCCTAATATGTAAGGTTTAGTTTCGTTGTAGGATATGTGTGAAACGGAATAGTTTTCTTTCATTTTTTTAATTGAAGTATACACTCACCAATCATCTGTGGTATCTGTGGCACGACAGCGTTACCTAATTGTCTAAGTCTGTATGCCCTTCTTGGAACCCCATCATCCATTCCACTAGGTTTATGGATAGGTAGCCATTCCTTTTTTCTTGTGCGGCCACACATGGAGCTAATCTGTGCTTGTGTGCATACTTGGCTAGGTTCCTCCAATCCTTTGCTGTGTCCTTGTAGTCTCTCGATGTTGGAGTAGGCAACAACAAAAACTCTTTCCCTTCTATGAACTGCACCAATGGAGCAAGCTGATATAATATGCCATTCCGCATCATACCCGATCTTCCAGAGATCTTGTAGGACCAATGCAAGTCCTTTATTTCTAAGGGATGCGACATTTTCAATGATTGCCCAGGAAGGTCGGATTTCTTCGATAAGTCTTGCGAACTCATTCCAGAGGCCGCTTCTTTTTCCTTTGATACCACCTGTTTTGTTTCTGTCGATGTTTGCATCTGAGATGTCTTGGCATGGGAACCCTCCTGTGATGACATCAGGTTCAATTGTTTTTCTTTTGAGTTTTTCATAAGTTAAATCTTTTATATCTGTAAAAATAGGAACATCTTTCCAATGTTTTTGTAAAACCTTTTGACAATCTACATCGTTCTCGCAAAAAGCTACAGTCTTAAAGCCACCTGTGCGTTCTAATCCAAGACTGAAACCTCCAATACCTGAGAACAAATCCAGAACTTTATGCACTTTCTAACCATTCAATGTGTCTATGGTGTGCCTCTATCTTATCGTTAAGCGTTCTTATTTTGTAGGTAGTTTCCCATATCTGTTCTTGTCTCCACCTTTCATTTCTAACAGAAGGATGTTCTTCTAGGTAAAGACACCACTCTGTAGCGTATTTATCGGGTAAGTCTTGATCATATCCTCGTGGTCCTAAACCATCTTTCTTGGCATACTTCACACGAGGACCTCTGGCTCTTTTTCTGCTTCGCCAAGTCTTCTTGTTTCTAAACTTTTTTTCTAGTGCCAGGAATGTTTTACCTTCTTCTGTGTTAGGAACTCTATGCGTAAATTGTGACATATGTTTATTCTCCTTTATGTATATCAGTTAATACTGTATCAATATAACTATCTAACGCCATTTTATTTTTTGCATTTACTTCTGCAGAATTTATTTCCTTTAATAAAACTCTGGCCTGTTCGATAGCATAATCAATGGCTTCTAAACTTGCTTGCTTCTCGTGTAAGGTGCAAATGTTATCTAAAGCATTTATTAGATTGTTTACTGTTTGTTCTGTTAGTTCACTCATCTTCTTTCCCCAATTCTTTCTCCAAATCTTTCTTCAGACGTTTTAAAATATCTTTATCTTCATTTAAGCAAAAGGTCGTATTTCTAACTTCTTCTTCTACTCTTTTGATTCGGTCTTTTAAGTAATCAATCATCTTCTTTCTCCTCTCTAAATGATATATAATAAACTTCTCCTAAAATATTTTCTGTTACATGGCGCATGGCTTCTTGTCTTACTTCTTCTGATTCAGCCATTGAATGTCCTTGTTCTTTTAATAAAGAGATAGCGTTGTCCACAAACTGTTTCTTTAAACCAGGAACAAAGTTTTGCACTCTGTTCCATGCCTTAGTAGCTACAGAAGATACTGCTAATTCAACTTCAGTTGTTGGTTCAGTCATTAGGATTCTCCTCTATAACTCGATAAGTTCGTATATTCTCTCTAGTTCTTCATCAGACAGATCGAGTTCGTGTCCTATATCAATGCGATTAAAGGAGAACGAATCCTGCTCTAATGCGATTCTGGCAATTTCTATAATGGTTATTAAATCTTCATGGTATATATCTTGTTCCAAACTCACGATGCTTCTCCTTGTTTATTAAAATTAATCATCATCATACTCATCATCAAAGAAGTTAGCTTCAACCTCATCAACTTCCCACTCATATGCTTTAGGATCAATGGGATTATTATTGTTTTGATAACCATCCATCCAATTATCCCAAGCATCACTAGAGTTTTCTGCTTCAACTTCGTATTCTTCCCACCACGTTCCTTGCACTCTTACTCTAACAGTATATGGCTTTAGTATTTTTTTCTTTTTTTGCTCATCAGTCATTTTAAACTCCTTGTTTCATATGTTCAAAATTCTTCACATTCTTCATCAACATCGTCTGGATATTGTGGTTCAACAAGCGCATACCTATTTCTAATTCTTTCTAATTCTTCTTCTAAGGTAAGTGCTTGTTCTGTTTTACGTTCTGCTTCGCCAATATCTTTTATGATCTTACAAATCTCTTGATACTTTTTTTCCCACAGGATTTCTTGTTCAACTTCTTCAATGTGATCTAACTCAGTATCTTCACCATTGTCTTTGATGGGTTCTATGTTTATGTAGGCCGCATCTACTAATTTATCAACAAATGTATTATCCGCCATGTGTTTTTCTCCTGTGTAGTTGTTCAAAGGCTAGTGTGTATATATATTTATCGGTAGTAACACTAAAACCGTTATAAGAAATAACCTGCTCTGTGTCTGTTTTTTCAAAATGTTTTATGAGATGTTCTAAGCTACCCCATTTCTTCTTCAAGAGAGGATCATTTATACTGATCTCGTTAAGAGGTTTAGCACTTAGGATAGATTTAATGTAATCGTTTACAATTTTATTAAGGTCCTTTCTCGATATTAGTTTCTTTCCTTTAGTATCGTAATATTTCTGACCTAAGTTTAACCTTTGCTTGTCAGTTAACAATAATGGTATGTTGGTTTTCATAATGCTTCCTTATTATACTCCATGTATATCTGAATAGTGTTGTAGGTTATCATTTGCTTCTTGCTCATCTAACCACATATTATGTAGGTCAGCTTCGGAAATAGAATAACAGGCCTTTGATTGTAAGAACTCAAAAGCAAGTTTTATGATGATGTCGGTGGATGTAGTGGATTCTAAATCTCCACAAGCGTTGAAGATATAATTAACACAATCTTCTCGTAGGTCTGAACGATCTCCAAAATTTGTGTATTCTTCTAGGGTTTCGTCAATGTATTCTTCAAATCTTTGGTTGTGTAGGTTACTCATAATCTAGTCTCTCCCTCCTCTTCTTCTGGTTGTTGTTGGCGGCGGTGTTAATGGATTATATCAAAAATTAACTCACTCTGCAACAGGTTTATTATATGTATCCAGGACAACATCCTCTAACAACTGTGGCGTATAGGCCAAATGTTCTGCTGATACGTTTATATATCTCTTGTCTTTGATTGTGCCTTGAACATCTCCGCAAACGTCTTGCCAATCTTCATAGACATGCTTATGATGTAAGTGTCCATGAATGTTGGCCCTCCAGCGCTTGTATAGCTCTTGTGGGTGTATGGGGATATGAGTTAGGACATACATATCACCTAAAATCTTGAGCTGGATAGCACCATAAACTGACTCATAGTATTGATTATCAACATTTTCATCGTGGTTTCCGCTAATCAATATCTTTCTACTGCCGTTAAGTCTTGGCATGATATGTGCCAGCAGTTTTGAATTGTGTAAAGAAACATCACCTAAGACATAAATCATGCTTGGTTCTTGATCTGAGTGCGGAACGACACTATTCCAATTCTCGATAAGGGTTTCATCGTGGTCAAAGACACTAAGAAAACCTCGCTTGTATGCTAGGTTAGTGTGGCCGAAATGTAGATCAGATATTATAAATTTTTTCATATAAATGAATACTGCCTGACATTACTAGATTTGTCAACATCTTTTTTGTTTGCCGCTAGACAGGTCTGTATAATGATGATAGTAGTTGTTGTTGTTATTGTGCAACTATATTCCTGGCTCCAGGACAAAGCTGTTTTTTCAATTTTCATAATAATCCAATATATAAAAAAATAAAAAATTTTTTAAAAAATTAAATTATGTATATATGTTATTTTTATCATTATTCATCATCATTTTATTGAATTGGACCTCCTCAGTTGCGTTGTAATGCGTTTTTAGATGTTGGCCTATACTTAGGTATACCCTAAAAATACGAAGGCTTAAACAATAAAGGGGATTATTAATAAGAGTATAAGAAGTAAGAACGGCACAAAAGCCAAGAATAAAACAAGGTTTAAATTAGGTTTAAAATCTGAATGCTTAAAGCGTTTTTGTTTTTTCATTTTTTAAAAGTAATATTTTCCATTATTAAGTTTTATTGATTTTTCAATAGTTGAGTTTCTTTTAACATCGGCTTCATTAAAACATAATGATAATTTAACTAAGTGAAACAAGCGATTGTTTAAAGATTTACAAATCGCTACAATCATTGTTACTTCATTTTCTAATTGTTTCTCGGTTAATGTTTGATCAAAAAACTCTTGATCTGTGTTTCTAAATGTTGCTATTACATTAATAGTGTAAAAACTTTCTGGTAGTTTATTTTTTTCTATATTCATTTTTATTTTACTCCTTTTGTTTTTATAAATTATAATCCGCATTCAAGAAAAATGCTTTATCTTTTTTCTTTTGTTTTGCTATTTGTTTTTTATCGGTTACTCTTTTTTCTTTTAAACCAACAATTTTGATCCCTTGATAATCTTTATCATCATATGGTCTATAGTCATGCTCATCCCCATCAATAACTTTTAATTTTTTATTATTGATCATGTGATAGCTCGGTAATTCATTTTTAATTATTGTATCCCTTGAGAATGCTACTGCTATATTGAGGTCATTAACCTTATTCAAATGCTTTTTATTTAATGGATCATAACTATATGTTAAATGGTATAAATCTTTGTTAATTTTCCTATTATGAAACTTTGTATAATCATATGATTTTATATTTATATTATTTTCACGCCATGCTTCAAAAATATTTTTGTATGTTTTAACTTTTATTTTTATCTTTGTTAGTTTGTAAATTAACCTTGATAATGAATTGTTAACAATAACTGTATTGTTACAATGAAAAAACTTGGCACGTTCAAATAGAATATCACTAGTGCCGTTCAACCTTATTCCGCATTGATAGCCGACAGGTTTATATTCTGCCAGGAATTTATAGTAATGCTGTATTGACTCTATGAATAATGCTTGCATGAATAATTCACTATTGAATATATAAAGTTTTGATCTATTTAATCTGGCTTGTTGTTTGCAGTCCATA